CATCGATCTTCTCGTTGTCCTTGGTCTTTTCTTCATCCTCGTCTTCATCGTCATCTTTCTTGTCCATCACAGCATCCTTGATGGCTTTGACGTCAGCAGACAAGTCTGTGAAGCGTTTGTCAGCAAACACAGAATCCTTGACAGCATCCTGAGTTTTCTTCTTTTCTTCCTCTTCCTTTTCTTCCTTCTCTTTTTCCGCGTCTTTGACTTTTGAGTCAGCTACGTGGATGTGGTTGTGAACCACGGTGGAACCGTCCTCATTTTCAGGTATCTCGTCAAGGACGGCTGTTGCCGCTGCAGTGTCGCCTTTTTTCAATGCGGCTTTTAATTTATCCAGCCAAGTCATTCTTGTCTCCTTTATTGTTTTAGTGTCGCCAATTGCACACCGTGAACCACAGCGCCCACTATCTACGATAGCGCAGTGATTCACGATGATGTTCTTCTGCCGTCCTCTGCCGGGTGCTAGCTGTTCGTAGTCAGCATCATACCCCAAACTTAATTCAAGTTTACCGGACTTAATGTCATCAATTGCTCCCCTATTGGTGATCAATAAGTCTGCCATTAAAGTGTCATCCATGGCACCAACACCACGGCGGGGATGCATCATCACGCCTACTGCCAGCTCATTCCAGTTATCAGGATTGACATCTGAAGAGGGGTGATCATTGACCACAGGCTTACCAGAACAGCTGGCAATAGTCTCAGGCCGAAATACTTCTTCTGGACTGCGGTCAATTTTAGTAATTCCATCGGGCCCAACTTCAACTGGCGTTTCCCCAGGGCCATAAAGCATTTCACCCGTCCTGGCCACTGGAGTATTTTCAATCAATAGGAAACCATCTGGAGTGATAGAACGTGTTAAGCCCAGTTTTTCTTTGACGAAGAATTTCATTGATGTCTCCTCGCCCAATCTGCATCAGCACCAAAGCTCCAAATTGTTATGACTGCCCGGGGATAAGGCTGCCTAACGTCGGCATCTACTACTAAGAAAATCTGACAACGTATGCACTTTAAGGCTATTTGACTCACCTTTGATTCGGGAGCAGCAACTAAATAGTTGCCACACTGCAGGCAATTTTCTAGTTTCATTGAATCATATCAGGTAGTACAGGCTCCATGAAGCAGCGGCAGTTAGCAGACATGCCAGCATGAGCACGAAAACCATTTTGATCTACAACGGGCGGATTATCCCAGCGAATGAATTGACCTTCCAATTTCTTATGCATAGGACGTACGTCGGAATCCAGAGCAGTGCGCCAAATGTAGCCTTCAGAGCCCACATGAATTGCGCGAGCTTCAGTTAGTGCAGATGCCATTGTGGTCACGCCTGTTCTAGCTAACATCCGTGCATGAGACTCAGTTACTTTACCCGTCTCCAGTATTTTAGCAACTAAATCTTCTGCCCTCGTGGCCTCTGTAATACCTTTGATAGTCAGTTCATGCACGCGCTCCGAAGCCCTACGCGGCAAGCTGGCGATCAAAGTGACCTGTTCTCCCAACAGACCACGCAGGGCCTCCCCCGTCGGAGCAGTGGCTATTTCGCGATGCAAGGTGCGTCCCATAGTACGGCCATGCTCCGCCCATGCAGACGCATCCTTCCGCGCAACTTCAGCCACCATTTTAGTTGCTACAGCTTTTGCCCAAGGATTCAACAGTTCAGCGTAACGATTCAAATGTTCTCTTACTTGAGCAATTGAAGCAGACAAGTTATCTGTTTTAACAAAACCACGAACAATAGCACCTACCTGCTTTGCTACAGAACGCAAGGCCCTTGCATAATCACTCTCTACGCGCCTACCACGGAGAAACCGTTCACGGGCCTTTAACCTCTGCCTACGTAATTCAGCAGCAGTAGGCTGTACAGGTTTGCGTTCAGCTGGCATGTTTAATGTTAACTAGTACCCCCAATTCCTGGGCTGAGTGGTTTGGGGGCAAGGCCACTGGCATAGATGACACCTTGACACCAGCTAAGTCCTTCACAGGTTTCTTTGAGGGTATCATCCAGGGAAGCAAGTTTCTCTTCCATAGAATTGATGTGACTGTCCAGCATACGGATGCTACGCCGAACAAGCCAAGCAATGACCCCAAAAATGCTACAGAGTATGCCATAAATCGTAAGGACAGCAACGTGGACGAGCTCAGACTGAAGTGCGTTACTAAGCTGTTGAGGGTCTGCATTCATCTTTCTCCCCAGCGGTCAAATAGTCACTTTCGGCTTTTTTTAACGCACTTAGCTGGGCACACGAGGAATAGTAATCCAGGTGCCAGCGGTCAAACAAGTAAATGTGGTTGAAGTCCCAGCCGGGAGTGCCAGAGCCGTGTTGATGGCTAGAGCATTAATCTTATCACCAGTTGCTGGGAATACATTCAATGACAAAGCTCCACTGTTGTGAACAATGATATCAATGCCGCTCACTGAAGGTGGGAGCTTCACACTGTCACCGCCAGTACCAACGGTTGTGACATTGTTAACGTTGGCGGTGAGCACCACGGCGCTGCCTTGTCCACCACCCGCATGAGCCACAATGCCATCCACAGAACTTTGGAAAAGAACTTCGTTTTCATTCTGTTTAACCACTCCAGCCTGACTAGGCAGAATGGCTGTTGCTCGTGATGTGTACACGGCATTGGCATCGGTGGTGCGTGCACGGCCTAGGAACTTCGAACACGTACCGCGATTACTGAACAACTGTCTCAGGAACTTTAACATTGGTGCTCTCCTTAGATTCAAATTCTTTACACCAGCTAGCTGGCGTCACAACTTTGTTGCCCATCATTTCTGGTACGTGTGGGTCTCGAGCGGTTTTCTGATTGGTACAAAATGGAGTTTGAAAATATTCACAGTTGCCACAAACTTCCTTGGGGTTGTGAGCTGCAACAGTAAACTGCACATCCGTGGGCTGCGTGAAGGGCCTGTTCAGGTCTCCTACCTGCAACCACAAACTCAGTGCTTGAGCAGAGACTTCAGCAATAAAAGAACGACGATCAAAATAATAGAGTGAAAAATCTCGCAGAGCAGCAGCCTCAGCCACATAATGGAACATCACCTTATGTTCGTCAAAGCGCCCTGCTTGATCGAAGGAGTCTACTATGAAAATCTTAATACTGTCTTTGTCAGGGCCAACAAAGCAGTCCATTTGCTCTTCTTTACCTTCAGCTGATCCTGTACGCCGGATGCAGCCATAAGCAGCGGGCAAGCGCCTGCCATAACGATCATCGCCTCGTTCCTGCTCGATTACTACGTTGAAGCCATTGATCTTGCGATCACCCAGCATGGCATCTTTCGTCTTTGGTTTTTCTTTACCATTTGCTTTTCCGCCGCCAGCTGCTTCCTGCTCCAGCTGTTCTTGCTGCATCTCTCTATCTTCCATGGCCTGCAGCGCTGGGGCAGGCTCCATCTCCGCAGCTTCAATTTCCTCGTCTGAAATGTTCGAGTAGACACCCGTCACCTTACTGCCCTGTTTCAATTCTTCCAGAGCCGTCTTGCGAGAGATGATACCGCGATCAAAACTATCACCAACAGCAGAGCCAAGCTGAGCCGCAGCAGCGATTTTCTGGACATCATCGAGTATCCACAGTGGGCGGAATTCAAGACTAAATCCTTCGTCGAGTTTAACTCCTTCGCTTGCTGCCAGTGCGCGATAGATGCGGGTGACGGGATTTCGTAGTTCTTTTTCCTGCCGCATCTTGATACCGTCGTAATACATGCGCAGATCAGACTCGCCGGTTGCATTCATACCCACAGGAGATTGACCGAAGAGGCGCACCATAGGAATCTGAAGTGAGCCTGATATCTGCTGCCCCAATTGGATAATGCACTCGCTCAATCCACCGAAAGCAGAATGCTGGAAGGTAGCAAAATCATCCTTCATGTCAAGCATCGTAATTCCTTCGGTGGATTGCGTACGTCGCATGAACTCCAGTTGTTTTACCAACCCCTCAAGAGCCGAGCCTCCAGCAGCTACAATCTCGCGGAACCCATCGATTTTATAGCAGCGCAGCCAGGCTTTAAAGATTAACTGCGACATGCCTGTAGTAGCAGAGTCAAATGCTACCATGCGGTCGTATAAACGTTCAATGACAGATATGCCCCAGAGATTTTCTGTGAGGCGCTGCCAGTAGGGTAAGCGTATACCTTCCAGACGCAAGCAGCGTGAATAGTGCACCTTCATACGTGGGATGGCAGGGGCATCTGCTACCACGGTATAAAATTTGGGGTTGCCTAAATCAGGCCCCGGGTCACGCACTAAATCATTCAAGCTGGGTTCAACCATCCAGCGGTCAAGTACGAGCAGTCCTTTAAACGCCTGCTTCCCAATGCGGTCAAGGTTCAGTGGGGTAGATGAGTCCTGGCCATCAATCATCATCACTGCAATACAGCCACCATAAAGACGTGCCCACTTGATAGTGTCGTTGATTTCTCCCCAGATGTTCCAAGTGGTAGCAGCACGATCCAAATGATGGATGTCTTCCGGAGCAATATCACCACGAAGCTCCACACCCATCTTGGTCATGTCATCTGCTACTATGTCAATTGCTACACCGCCCAACCAAGTGCCTCGGTGTATCCATTCCAGAATCGTGCGGATACGGGTGATGGGGTTGAAGCCATACGTAGAAGCTGAAAGCAGAGTATCAGCACCAATACCTAATTGAGCTGCAAAATTTTGGAAGCTGTCTTCAGTGCGGGCTTTCTCAAGTCCAGCACGAAGTTTCTTGTCCTGCGCTTTGGCCGTACGGGCTGCGCCAGCTACGGATGTCTTAGGCATTATTTCTTTCTATCTTGTGCTACTTCGTACCAAGTGCGTTTAGTCGCGCCAAACTTTAGAGCTTCGTGCTCAACGAATATCAATATCTTGCTGTGGCTCTCATTTCTGAGAATCCGCAGTATGCGAAACTTTTTCAGTTGTAGAACCCCGTCCACAGTCTGCACATCACTGCCACTGCCGTGACGATAAGCCATAGTACTCTTAGGCCCAAATTCGTCGATCAAAGAACACAATGTCATGAATTCTCTAAGAGACAACGAGCGTACAACCTCATGTGTGCGCAGGTAATAGGTGCTGCGCTCATGCATCCGCCGGCGTGGAGTAGTGCTCAATGGACTCCGTTTGCAAACTCACGCACTATCTCTGGTGCAACGAAGAACCTATATGCACCCTGAAGCAAGTAGACATAACCTTCATCGTCAATCAAAAATATACCGCTACCAAAGTCTGCCAAGTATAGCTTGCCATGAGCCCCTGCCACGCAAAGTGTAGTATTGGCTACACAGGTTAATGGCTGATTGACAGCCTGATACAAAAGTGATGGCTTAATCTCTGCGCTACCATTAGGCTGATAGGAGTCAACCCACTTCGCCTCATATGTATTCTTCTGCGCAAACATAGAAAGCGCAAAGAACATTGTGCAGAGTAAGAAGAACAACTTCATTTGCTGGGCTTGCATTCTAAATAATGTAGAGTCTTGCTGGCTGTCCCATCTTATTCCGGGGCCATACACATCCGACTGCTTGAGCACGGGCGCGAGTCAAGTTCACCTTGAGAGTGTTGTAATTCTTGTGGCCCGTGATTTCAATCATCTCATTCATGCTGAGAGGCCCACGCTCGGCAATAGCATTACGCAGTCTAAGACGCCAATCACCTAGCTGCTTGCGTGAAGTCAAGGGAATACGAATCCGAGCTACTACTTTCCGTTTTTCTTTGTGTGGAGGCTGTGCGAGTAGT